GCACCCGTACCTCGTCAAGTTTATGGGGGGCTACGACAAGTGGTATGCCCCTGACCTCAATGGTCTTGGCACTCGGGATACTGTCGAGTACCCGATTGGGATTGTTTAATTTCAGAGCAAGCGTCCTTGCTTGTTCCACCACTAGCATATTGTCACCTGTAAAGTTTCTCTTTAATCACTACATCCAACTGGTCGATGGTGTCTTGGTCGTACACAACCATCCACCAACCACCTGCCTTCTGTATCTTTGCACCGCACTGTATCTGCAACTCCGTAGGCTTCTTTGTCCTATCGGCTTTCACTTCAATACCAAGGAACTGCCCCTTTACAACAACGATGATGTCGGGGATTCCTGCCACTCCGAACCCATTGTTCGCAGGGAAGAAGTACCACACACCATGTCCCTTCAGTACCTCAACAACCTTCTTTTTTATCTTGCCTTCCGGTGTATTGTACGACACTTTACGCTCCTGTCAAGTAAGGTTAAACCCTAGCCGAATCACAATCGTGTCGAGCGGGGCAGAACCTGCACAACCCTGACGGACGGGCAGGCCAGTTGTCATGCTCAAGGGAACTGTGGATGCGTTGGATACGCTTCATTACGTCGGCCCATATTGCGTTGACATCCGCACGGAAATAAGTTTCTGTATCCATCTCCATCGTCTTGAGCCACACCAAGGATGTCCGTACAGACTGCACCTCGGGGTAGTGCTTGAACACCTGCGCTGCGAACAGTTGCATCTGAAACTGGTCAGCATTTCGCTTCCCTGTTTTCCAGTCCATCACATTGGCTAGGCTACCATTGATTACAAGGATGTCAAGTTTAGACCGTAGCCATGCGTCGGCATCAAACCAACCTGTTGGTGTAAGGTTCTCGGTCAGCACCAGTTCCTTCTCAATAAGCAGTTCACCCCCCGTGGCAATCCGTTCCACCGATAGGCACAGTGGTTCGTAATGCGCTACCTCCTGAGGCAGTACAGCGTCGTTCGCCAAACGATACTCAAGATATTGGTGGATGCGTTCCCCATACTTAGATGCCTCACCCCCCTCATCCACAACATCTTTGACAATACGCTGACGGAAGTAGCGGTACGGGCAGTTCTCGTACAACTTAATGGACGAGTAAGAATGGCTAAGGCGCATAGGTTGTAGCCCCTCGGGGTGTCCTTGGGGTTCTCTGTTCGTTGGAAAGTCCAGTGTACATCAGTCGTGCATACGGCGCAAGACATCGTATTTCAGTAGTTCCAACTGGGCTACCACCTCCATTACGTTGTCCATCTTGGTCGAGAAACGTGTGTACACACCATCAGATTTGAGCAGGATAAGTACATCGCTTGCACCGTTCTCCTGCACCCTGTCCATCGCTGACTGCAACATCTCAACAACTTCTGCTTTGCGTTTATCTTCGACTAATTTAGTCAGGTTTGTTACTTCGCTCATTTGTTTTTCCTCTTGGGTTTAGGCAACTCGCCCACTTGTAAAAGTTTTAGGTCAGGATAATTCATGCGCAGTACTGCTAGTGATGCCATCAACTTGCCACGAGTAATCATGTGGTTGCGTTTACCATCAGGCATCTCAATCCAATAGAACGGTTTGTTGTGACCGAACCGCACTGTTCGGATAATGTCAGTCCACTCTGTAAGATCAACACCCATCATGTATCTCCATAGTTAGTAGCCACACCTGATTCACATGCGACTGGTAAGTCTGCACACCACGCGGGTGGTGTTGACATGATCTCCACAAGAAGTTTCTCTGCGTCTGTTGCCTGTTGCGCCGGGGCCGTGATGATGATCTCATCGTGTACTTGGAACGCAACGTGGTAGTGTTGACCGATCTTCGCCATCTGTTCAGCAACAACTATCCGAGCGAGTGCTTGGATGATGTTCTCCGTGACCTTGCCCCCATAGATTTTTGTCCATGAGATGTCGTCGGTCTCGCCTGTCATCACTCTGTCTTTGACTGCCTTGCGGTACTGCCTTGCATCAGCAATATATTCATAGTTGTTTGCGTTCGCACGGAGCGCTGGATAGTGGATGTACAACCCATTGGGTAGGCGTATGCCATGCTCGTCATAGTTCACACACTTACTAATGACACCGTTCTGCCTTGCAAGGATGCCACCCAGTGCGCTTCCACACTTCTGCCATAGAGCAACAATTCTGTGGTTCTTTGCTCGGTACAGTCGGACGATACGCTCTGCTTCGGCAAGTTCAATCTTGACGGACACACCGCCTTGACCAATCTCTAGGGTACGTCTGAACTTCTCAGCACCCATGCCGTAGCCTAGCCCCAAGATACAAGTCTTACCAACGAACCGCTCCACCTTGTCTGCTTTGGTAATGGTGCGACCATATACTTCAGATGCAAACTCGGAGTACACATCACGCTTCTCGGCAAACGCACCGATCAAATCATGTTGCTCTGCTACCCATGCCACCATCCTTGCTTCGATCTGTGACGAATCACAAGCAATAAGTACGTGACCCTCGGGTGCTTTCAATGCACGACGAATGGTGTTGTTCCCACGAGCAGGAAGATTTTGTAGGTTGAGTTTGTCACCCCCTGAGAATCTGCCTGTGTGCGCACCATAATAGTTGAGCATGATCGGGAGGCTCCCCCGCTCGGACACGGCGATCAAGTTCTGAGTTCGGGTCTCCTCAATAGTGGACTTCACCCCGAGCCTCGCAGCGACCGCAACCTGCACCCTCTCATCAGGATGTTCTAGTAAGTCAGTGAAAGCCTTGTCGGTCTTTCCGAACGCTAGAGTTTCCTTGCCTGTGCGTGCGCTCACCTTGGTTGGAGGCTCGACCCCCAAGTTCTTGAGATACTTCGCAAAGATTTGATTACTCATCAACGTCTTGGTAATCGCCTCGTCGCTCACCCCCGTAAGACCCATGTCTGCAATCAACGTGCGCTTACGTGCAAGCACTTCCTCAAGATGTTGCTCTAAGAGTTCCCTATCTAACTGGATCACCGGTTCGGTGTACATGCGCAAGGTCTGGTCAATGACCATCAACTCACTGGTAGGAAAGCCCTTGCTCAGTTTCTTGAACAACTGATATGTAAGTTCCACATCGTTCTTGCAGTACTCACCATAACGTGCCAGTTCGTCAGGCGCAAAGTCTGCCCTGCGTTTACCTAACGCATTGAGAACTTCTTCGCCCTTCTGACCTAGCCCATAGTAAGTGGCAAGTGCTTTGAGTGAACCCCCCACGGTCATCTGATGCGACGGTCTTGCCATTGACAAAGTATCAAGCCACAACTTAGGTTTGATACCGTAGTGCCATGACAGGATTGCCCCATCGAACGCAGTGTTGTGGCAAAGGATAGCCTTGTCACGATAGTCCAACGACTTCAGGAACTTGGCAGGGTCACTGCCTGAGTACCAGTCTGTTGGGTAGTTGTTGACCTTCACCCCCACACCGATGACCTCGAACTGCGGGTCACGGATGTAGGCTTCAGTGGTCATCTTCGACAGAGAAAAATCTTTGTCGTAGTAAGTTTCAAAATCAATAGTCACTATATCCATACTTGCCTCATTGCGTCACGGTAATCAAAGTGTTCGGCAAAACATTCCTCAATGGATACATCTTCAGGCGACCATGCCTCCACAACATCGTTGTAGATGTAGACCTTCTTAGGTACGCGCAGTTGGTTGCTCACGAACTGCCTACCCTTATCTGTTATGCGCCACATACCTGAATGTTTTATCTTCGGGTTGTCGTTTGATCGTCGTTCCACTAGCCCCCAGTGTTTAGTAGTTGCCAGTTGGTTGGAACGCAAAACAAACTTTGGTGCAGTAGTTGGTACGTCCACCCATCCGTCAGGTGTTCGCACCTTGGATAGCCATATCAAACTCTTTGCCATCGTTGCGTTTAGTCCGACACGATAAACAATGCCGAACCTATCGCACACGGGGCATGCTCCACCTGCATCATGGATAGTGTCGTGCCATTTATCTCTGAGTTCTTCTAAGTCCATTAGTCACCCCCCAAATACAGCACAACAAATAGAAGTACAGCGACAAGTACTATGAGCAAACCTGCCCCCACCAACATGCCGCCGATGAAAGAGATAGTGTTTGCTAGTTCAAGTACCATCGCCACGCACCTCGATAAGTTTGTCGATGTAGTGCTTGGCTTTTTTAATGTCGTCGATACCACCCTTGGCATCACAACGTGCAAGATATTTGATTGCGTTACCACGCAAGAATCCTGCGAACTGTTCAGGTGTCATCCATGATTCCATTGCGCTCCACGGTTGCACACCCATGTTCTTATAGTGATCGCCACCAATCTGAATATCATCAGCCCTATTGCTTGGTTTGAATTTCATTTACTTTCTCCTTCAGGTTTACGGTTATATCCATTCTCTGCCCATGCCACCTCCGCTTCGAGTAATTTGATTCGGGCATGTAGCGAATCAATTTCTTTTTGTTGTTCTGCCCACGACGCATCCCAAACATCTTTACTCCAACCACCGTCGTTTTCAAAAGCCACACTCCCAATGAAGTGGTCGTAAGCAATGTCACGT